TTAGAAGTTAATATAATTTGTTAGTTTTTGTGTTGTTTCCTCTTTTTTGCTGTTAGTAATGTGTGTATATGTGTCCATAGTAGTTTTTATATTTGCGTGGCCCATTCTTTCTTGGACTTCTTTGTGATCTGCGCCTGCCTCATATAGCATTGATGCATGTGTATGTCTAAAACCATGCAGACCGATATAAGGTAAGCCGGCACGCTCACGATATATATTGTATCTTTCTGCCACTGACTGATTAATTGTGAAATTATTTTCGTCATTGGTAAACAAATAATTAGCTTTGGTAAATCCTAATTGAAATAAGTACTTTCTTTGTTCGAGCTTCCAAAATTTTAGTTGCTTTATAGTTTTTTCATCTAAATAAATTATTCGATTTGATTTTTTGGTTTTAGGAGTTTCAGATATATAATATTTATCTGAACGAGCTACAGTTTTTTTAATGGCCATTTCATTTGTTTTAAAATTAATATTGTCCCAAGTGAGTGCTAATATTTCGCCGATTCTACATCCGCTGAATGCTAATAGTCTAAAGAGCGTATAGTCTCTGTTTTTAAAATATGGATTCTGTTCTTGAGATACTTCATTTAGAAATAATTCCAACTGTTCTTTTGTATATAATTTTAATTTCTTTTCTGTTTTAATTTGTGGCTTTGGAATAAGTAAATTTAATGTTGGATTATCAGATGTTAAACCAATATTTATAGCATACTTAAAAACTTTATTCATATAGTTTATGAAAAGAGGGTACTGCTTTGAAGTTCCGTTTTCACTCCAATCATTTACTACCTTTTGACAATATGCCGTATTAATTTTAGAAAGCTTAATATTTCCAAATTTGGGATATATATGTTTATTAAAGATTATTTTAGTCCTTGAATATGAACTTTCTTTTACAGTTTTTTTGTAGCTTTCTAGCCATAATTCTGCTGCTTCTTTGAAAGTAGTATTTGTACTTGTGGGCATTCCTGTTTTTTGTAATTCTAGTTCTAACCTAGAAAGTGCTGTTTTTGCTTCTTTTTGTGTTCTAAATCCTCGTTTAGTAGTATATTTTTTCTTTCCAGTTAGCGGATCAATACCGAGATAAGTTTTAAAGTACCATGCTTTTTCGCCATTTTTCTTTTTATATTGTTTTATCATTGCCATCAATATTACCCCTATTCAAATTCTAATTCTGCCATGCTATCATTGAAAAATTCGATCAGTCCTTGTTCCTCTATAAATTCAAGCCATATTTCCTTCCCGTTAATTAATGGAACTCCTTTTTCTTTACGAATTGTTTGATACAAGTTAGTCACGACTTGTTTCCACATTTCTAATACAGCTTTATCTATTTTCTTATCATCCCAGCGTTTTTTTTGGGGTCTATTTTTATTTTTTTCAATTTGATAATTAGTAGCTTTGATGATAAATGTTTCGTATCCGATTGTGTTTTTTTCTAACCATTCTTTGAATTCTGGATATATCATTTTAGTTCACCTTTCTTTTTTGAACATATGTTCTTTTTTTGTTTAAAAAAATATTAGAGAGCTACATAACAATAGATGCGAGCTTTTAATAATTCTTTCACAAGCGGTTCGAAGCGAACACTTAAATTATTATCTTCGATAAATTTCATGTAATTGATGTTGTGTGGTTCTAATTCAGACTTTGCAATATAGCTATCTAATAAATTTTCAATCATGAAGCGATCAGCCTCATATTCCATTTTTGAATGGAGAGAGAATGCTAAGTTATATAAAAAATAATTATCATGATGTTTAGAAGCGTGTCCTAATTCATGTAGTAAAGTTTTTTGTCTACGAAACTCAGACAAATTAGCTTTAATTGCTATAGTATTCATACATGCGATATAATGACCATCTGCGTCAAGATGTTCTTTTTCTTCCACCTTAACGCCGAGTTCATTAATTATCATTTCAATTTGACTGTCCAACTGACTCACCTACTTATTTAGTTATCTTTTTTCTCTAAATATGCTTCAATCATAGCTGATAGTATTTCCCTATCATTATCGGTGAGCGGTTTTCCGTCGCTACTCATAACAGATGCTAAAGCTTCTTCCACGGTTAGTTTTCTTTCCTCTGGTGCAACTCCCGCGTTAGGATCATCTGTGCGTCCTAGCAAATAATCTGTTGATACATGGAAGTAGTCAGCAACTTTTTGCAAAGTTTCTATTTTAGGACTTTGTGTCTTCCATTTATAAATAGAGTTTTTTCCAAATCCTATTCTATTTTCTAATTCAGAAATAGAAATACCTCTTTTTTTACAGAGCTCTTTAACTCTTTCGAAAAGCATGTCAAATCAACCTTCCTAGAGCGTACGATAATAATTTATACAAAAAGATAGAAAGGTAGTTGACAAATCTATCCAGTTGTCTTATATTTAACTCGTAAGCTAATTTAATAAGCTAACAAGCAACAAGAAATACACCTAATAAAATAAACGAATTCGAGGTCGGCAAACTAAGAATGTTAATTTTTAGGGTTTTTCTAGGCTTATTTAACTGTATATAAATATAAGACAGTTGGATAGATTTGTCAATAAAAATTAGCTAATTTTATTAGCTTACATATTTAAAGAAAAGGAGGAAACATCATGAAACAAAATAAAAAAACTCCTTCCGCAAAAGGAGCTTTAATAACTTTAAATTTTAAAGACCAAAAGTTTAGTGCTGTTGTTGATGAAATTCATCCACAAGAGCATCAAAAAAATTCTTTTGCAACTGACGAGAAAAAGACTCAGAAACGATCTGAGAAAGTTATTCGAATAATTCAATTTCTGTTGGAAAAGATTCGTCATTTTGGAAATCTATTTTGAATTCTTTATTAACAGTCTTGAATACGGTTTGTTTGAATAAGGCGTCAACATCCATATTTAATTGTTCCATACTATTTTCACCTCACTTTCTATTAAAAATTATACCAAAGAAAGGAATGAGCAAAAATGAACACACCGCAAATTTTTAATTTCGAACAAAATGAAGTTCGGACAATTTTAGTAAATGATGAACCGTATTTTGTAGGAAAAGATATAGCAGACGTTCTAGGATATTCGAATCCGCAAAAAGCTATTCGAGATCATGTGGACTTGGAGGATAAGACGCAGAACGATTCGTTCACCGTCAATGGAACAGCAGTTGTTTTGATTAACGAGTCAGGCCTTTACAGTTTAATCTTAAAATCAAAACTTCCCTCTGCCAAAAAATTTAAACGTTGGGTAACAAGTGAAGTGTTGCCAGCAATTAGAAAACATGGAGGTTATCTAACTCCAGAAAAAGTAGAAGAAGCTTTGCTTAATCCAGATACGATCATTCAATTAGCAACTCAACTAAAAGAAGAAAGAACTGGAAGACTGATAGCTGAACAAAAAATAGCAGAGTACGAACCTAAAATCTCCTATTTAGATAGCATATTATCTTCTACAGATTCAGTAACAATTAGTCAGATTGCAGCAGATTATGGGATGTCTCCACAACAGATGAACAAACTACTTCATAAACTAGGAATTCAGAAAAAAGTAGGTAACCAATGGTTATTATGCAAGAAACACATGAGACAAGGATATACAAAATCTCATACAACTGAAATTCCAAAATCTGATGGCGGAACAAAAGTTGTGATGAATACAAAGTGGACTCAAAAAGGGCGTTTGTTTATTTATGAATCGCTAAAAAAAGAAGGATATATTCCAGAAATTGATTTATTAGAGGAGGGTTAGTAATGTCACAAGATTTCATTTTAAAAGTTCGTGTGGCGTTAGCTACGCATGACAAGAGTCAAGCTTGGTTAGCTAAAAAGATTAATATTTCAACAGCGTACATGTCGGATATTATGAACGGACGTAGAAAGCCAGATAAACAAATCAAGCCAATTGAGGCAGTGCTAGCAGAATTAGAAAAGGAGAAAAATTATGCAAATAACAATTCCAGATAATTTAGTAGTTTCAGAATTAACTGCGCAGATTACGAATGCTGTGCTTAATTCGTTGGACGAACGATTACGCCTTATGAACAAATTAGTGGAGCTTCCTCCATATCCAAACAAATCAGAGGTAAAAAAAGTTTTAGGCATTGGTGATGACAAATTAACACATTGGATAAACTTAGGCTTAAAAACACAGCAGTGGAGTAAGTTAGACATCAGAGTTGAACGATCAGAACTCCAAAGATTTTTGAAAGAAAACTTTGAGTTCTAAAGGCAAAGGAGAATGATTTTATGTCCTACACATTGCAACAAGAACATCAAATTCTCCGTTTGATTAAACAACGCAGGAAACAATTACAAGATGATCGTGAAGCGCTTAGAAAAGCCGATGAGCTATCAGATAGACAAGCTGAACTAATCGCTTCTGAACTTGAGGATTTGAGAATGCTAGAAATAAAAAATAGGGAGATTAGATTATGAAGAAGACAGACACACTTTTTATAGGATTCATCCTAGGGCTATTAGTGATAGTAGCACACCAAAGTATTATCGGGGGAAGTTTGTTCGCAGCATTGATGGTTTTAATCAATCTGCTTGATTCAAAAGAAAGGAGCAACTATGGCACGAGAAGAAGCGCTAAAAATCGGTAAAGTGATTGCTGATAATTGGTGGACCAATAACCGTCCTATTATTTTAAGCAAGCAGCATATCGAAAAGCAAAAAGCATGGCAACAAATAAAAAAGTGACTCCGCCGGCAAGCATAGAGTCACAAAGAAAATACATCTAAGGAGATGTTACCACATGGAAAAAGAACTTTCCACTCTAGATCAATATTTGACTGATCCTAGTTGGGGCAAATCGAATATCAAGGAAACAAATAATCGAAAAATCAGACGAAATCTCTTGACGGATGAAGAACTATCATGTGATCGAGATGACTTGGGAAATTTTGTGAGCATTTGGGATCATGTTTATCTTATTCATCTATCAAAACATTCAAATAAACCTGAATATATTTACATCATCGAAGATGGCTTGATTGATGCACTAGAAGAGTACGACAGAGATAACTTGATTGATATCTCTTATTACGGACCAGGTAAGAAATACATTGCTGAAATGGAGGCAAAATTTGATGAGTGAAAAGGAACAACCTTTGAAAAATAGAAGTGATAATACGCTTTTTAATAGCTTATACAAAATAAATGTGAAAGGTGTTACTGAAAAACGAAATAACCTCACTTATCTTTCGTGGGCATGGGCTTGGGCAGAAGTTAGCAAAGTGTGCGAGGCAGTAGATTATGAAATCTATCATGATCCAGAAACACATCTGCCGTATATCTTTGATAAGAAAACAGGCTATATGGTTTTTACCAGTATCACAGTCAATGGTATCAAACGTGAAATGTGGTTACCTGTCATGGATGGTGCAAACAAGGCAATGAAAGATGAGCCATATACCTACGAAGTCAATGATTATCAGTGGAATAACGAAACGAAGAAAAAAGAGATTGTTGGAAAAATCGAAAAGCGAGTTGAAGCAGCAACTATGTTTGATATCAACAAAACGATCATGCGCTGTCTTGTAAAAAATCTAGCAATGTTTGGGCTAGGGCTATATATATTTGCTGGCGAAGATATGCCAGAAGATGTCTCGATGCTTGAACCAGCTACTCAAAGAAGCAAAAAGCTATTCTTGGATGCTTTACAACTGGTTGCTAACAAGTACGAAAAATCGATTGATGAAGCAATTGTTGCATTGACTGATGCAGCTTCTATAACCGCTGATGACAGTAAATGGACCAAGAGAGACTTGGGCATTCTAAAACGTGGCGTTAACTGGCTTGAAGATCAGTACAGAGAAGAAACAAAAGAGAAGTGATATGAGTGTTTAAACCATTAATCGATTCATATTCAGCGGTTCTGAAAAAGTTCAAAGGGAAAGACATAGGCGCAACGATCAATGAAGAAGTGAACATTGAACGTTTGAAGACTATGTACGACGGATATGATGGCGATCGAGTCATTGAAATTCGTTTTATTGATCCTAGACGTTTCACTGTACAGCAACGAAACTTCATCTATGCACTCATAGGCGATATTTTCATCGATACAGGCATGCCAACGGACTTCTGGAAGGAATTCTTTTACTTCCGCTTTGAAGGTGTCACAGGGCGCAAAATAAGCCTCAAAGATGAATCGAATACGACTGTGAGTGATGCTAACGTCTTAGCAAATATCATCTTAGATTTTATCTTTGAACATCATATTCCTTTCAAAGAAGGCTATGAGATTTTACCAGCGAATCAAGAGTATTACTTCTACAAATGCATTACAAAAAGAGTCTGCTGCATCTGTGGCAAAACAGGAGCTGATATCGATCACTTTGACAAAGCGCTGGGAAGACGAAAGCGCAAGGAAGTTGATCATTCAGAGTACACATTTGCAGCACTCTGCAGAATCCATCACACAGAGAAGCACAAAATAGGTGTGATTAATTTCAAAAATAAGTATCAAATCAAAGGGATTAAATTAAACCAGGAAACAATCAAAAAGTTAAATATTGGAGGGTAAAAATGACAGAACATCGAAGTTATTATGCGATTATACCAGCCAACGTAAGGTACGACAAAAGACTTAAACCAAATACTAAGTTGTTATACGGAGAGATAACGGCCTTGTGTAATGAAAGAGGCTTTTGTTGGGCAGGCAATGAGTACTTTGCAGATTTATATGGTGTGAATAAAGAGACCATATCGCGATGGGTAAGTGATTTGATTAAGTTTGGATACTTGAATCGGGAAATCATTTACAAAGAGGGTACCAATCAAATAATCAATAGGTACCTACGAATTAATCAATACCCTATTGACGAAAAACGCAATACCCCTATTGACGAAAAAGTCAAAGATAATAATACATCTTTTAATAATACATTTAATAATACAAAAGAATATATAAGAGAGTTACCGCCTTCGAATAAATCGAAGGCTAAGCCTATCCGTCATAAATACGGAGAGTATAAAAATGTGCTTTTGTCAGAAGACCAAATGGAGAAACTCAAAACGGAATTCCCTAATGACTACCAAGAGCGAATAGAACGGCTATCTGAGTATTGTGAATCATCAGGTAAGACTTATAAAAACTATTTGGCAACTATTCGAAGCTGGGCAAGAAAAGAAAAAAATGAATCTAAGAGCGCAAGCAGTGGATACAAGCGCACAGGGAGACGAGAGAAGCTTCCTGAATGGGCAATCGACCAAGAAGCCTATCTTAAGAAAAAAGCGCTAGAACGAGCTAATAGACAATCAAAAGCACCATTCTAAGAGGTGGAAAATTGAAGATCGATTATCTAGAACTAATTAATGAAATAGCAAAGTATAAAACTGGTGAGGAAATAGAAATTCTGAGAGACGTATATGATCAACTCGAAGAAGCTGGAATTGAAGGAATTAAGAATGATCGTTCGAGTTGGAGTAAGCTCAGATACTATTTCGCACTTTATATCGATGCAACACAATTAAGAAATTTAGCTTATACAAAATTACTATTTGTTGATTGCATTAAAGGATTGCAAAAACATCTTAGTGAACTTGAGCAGGTGTAATCAGATGGATCTAAAGACATTTACAGCACAGATTGAACTAATGCATCAAGAAGCTTTAAGACAAAGTGTGTCTTACGAAGACAAGTGGCTCAACACGTTCCACGGCGGACGTGAGAGCGCACTTGATCAAGTACTCAAATTACTGAAAGGAGAATGTCGGGATGGATAAGAAAGCGGCAATGCAGCGAATTATCGAATTGACTTATTCAGAAGATTGGCAAAATGAAAAAGAAGCTGCTTCAGAAGTGATGAGGCTTGGAAGAGCGATGTGGGCAGACAAGAGCAACAAGCCAAGACCACGAAAAATCGCAATTTGGCACGGTGACAAACTTCTAGTGACAGGGACAGCTGAACAGTTAGCAAGTCTCACAGGCTTGCACGAGAAAATCGTGAGAAAAAGAGCTAGGTGTGGATACACAGACGTTAAGAAGAGAACGTTTAGATACGTGGAGGGATCGTCATGACAACAGAAGAAGTGATTCAAATGCGCATTCGAAGCATTCAACGTGAAATTGACGATCTGGAACGGACAAAGGCAGTGATGGTCAATGAAACGGCGAGGAAGGCAATCGATTTGCACATAGAGAATTTAAGAAGGGAAATTCGTAGATTGGAGGAATGAGCGTGGATAAGAAAGCAGCAATGAAACGAATCATCGAACTGACACATTCTGAAAATTGGCAAGAAGACAAAGAAATAGTTGCAGAAGTCCAAAAGCTCGGTAAATCAATGTGGGCTGAAAAAACCAGACGGAGAATGCCGAGAAAAATTGCAATCTGGCATGGTGATCGAATTTTAGTAACAGGTACCGCTGAACAGTTATCTGAAATTACTGGGCTGAGCAAAAACATCATCTGGGATAGAGCGAAGAATATGGATATTGATTCAAAAGGACGACAATTTAGGTATGTGGAGGAGAAAAAATGGACGAACTAATCACAAAAGTAGAGCAGTGGGCAAAAGACAAGGGATTGGATCAAGCAGATCCAAAAGCACAGTTTTTGAAAGTAGCTGAGGAATTCGGGGAAATAGCATCGGCAATGGCAAGAAGTAATGATGAGCTATTTAAAGATAGCGTAGGAGACGTAATCGTCACGTTGATTATCCTTTCCATGCAAAAAGGGACAAACGTACAAGAGTGTTTAGAAATGGCGTACAACGAAATCAAAGGACGCACAGGAAAAATGGTAGATGGTGTATTCGTGAAGTCGAGTGATTTGGAGGAAAGCGAATGATAGGTTTAACAATATTTTGGTGTGCGATTGGTGGTTTACTAGCATTTCTAGGATACTACCTCATCTGTGAAAGTAGAAAAGGAAGAAAATATACAGTGACAGGTATTGTCCTGTTAATTATCGGAATTCTAGTTGCAGTTGGAGCAGAACTGAATCTTTATGTAAATGGTACACAAGAAGATTTGGTGCGATTTATGTTTTGGATGAAGAATTAGGAGGAAAAAAATGAACGAAAACAAATTAATCAAATTAGGTGTAGCAGGAGCAGTAATTTTAGGGATTGGAGTTATCGGAGGCTTTAAGTTCTTCGAAAAAATCGATAACGGATATGTGGGTGTGCGCTATTCAATGAACGGGGGTATTAAGGATGAAGCACTGACACAAGGTGTGAAATTTGTAGGGATTGACAAAGTGATCCAATATCCAATTCGCTTGCAAACTATCCAATCAAAAAATATTTCAGTATCAACAAGCGATGGCAAAAAGACAACGATTGATATCAAATATGACTACAAAGTTGATTCAACTAAAGCAGCGAAAATGTATAAAGAATTTGGAAATATCACTTCGGAAGATATCGAAAGTGGATGGTTAAAATCTAAGCTTCAAAAGGTCGCTCGAGAAGTTTATGCCAAATATAGCCTGCTTGATGTCCTTTCAGGAGATTCCTCTAAAGTTGAAGCTGAGGTACTAACGAACTTTGCTAAATCAGTTGAATCTAAAGGGTTTGAAGTCGAAGACGTAACACTTGGTGTTCCAGATGTCGATAAAGAAACACAAAAATCAATTGATGCGATCATTCGAGCTGGTCAAGAAAATGAAAAAGCGAAGCTAGATGCAGAAACTGCAAAAACTCAAGCTGATAGTGAAGCATACAAGAAAACAAAAACTGCAGAAGCAGAGGCAGAATCTAATCGTAAAATTGCTGAATCAGTAACAGACAATTTGATTCGTTATGAAGAAGCTCAAGCTCGCAAAGAGCATGGATGGGTAACAGTAAACGGAGCAGATACTGTAGTTACGGATGAAGCAGGTAAATAATATGGGATTTTTTATAGCTAAACTTCTCTTGTTCTTAGGTTTGGTAGGAGCGGCATATCTCGTGTATGCCCTCCTTTCCAAAACTGATGACAAAGAAGATGACAACGACGATGAAATGAAATTTTAGGAGGACAGCGAATGATGATGCCAAAAGAAATCTATTCAGATGCATTAAGAGGTGCTAGAAATCAATTGAAAATGGTAAAAAGAGCGTACAAAATCCATCCCACAATCGAAAATGAACGCAGAGTAAAAGCAATTCGCCGTAGATGTTCAATTTACGGCGAGTTACAGAAGGAGGACAGCAAATGAACTATACACAACAAGAACTGACTGATTTATGTCCAAAAGATGTGGCTGAATTCATCAATAATGAAGTCCTGCCTAAATATGCAGATGGTTTAAATACAGCAGAAAACGTTACAGATTTTATGATTAATGATGCTATTGATCGTTTGAGATTTTTAGAAATAGATTGTATTGCTTATTATCGTCTACACGCAGAAGTTGCTTTGATTGATCCGTATATTGCTTTAAGCCAAAATCGAAAAATACTCGTAGCCTATATTCAGACTGTTTTTGATAGTTGGTCTGAGGAAATAAGGACTAGTTTAAAAAAATCAGAAATGGCTTCTATTTTGAAGGAGGACAGCGAATGATACCGAGATTTCGAACTTTTGTCATCAAAGCTGACGGCGATGATCAAGGATGGATGGACTCATTCAACGGCTGGAATGATAGCAACTACTCTTTAAATCAAAAGATTGATGAAAAAGAGGTTGAGTTATTAGAAAGACAGATTGACAGATTCAATAATGAAGTTGCATGTGGTCCAGCAATTAGATTGGAGGACAGCGAATGAATAAACAAGAATTGATTGAGACATTAGAAAAGCTTAATAAATATTCCAAACGCTGCATTGGGATAGATAAACATGAGGACTACTGGCGAGGAAAAACAGACGCGTATTTCAATCTGATTGGCTTAGTAAAACAACTAGACGAACCGAAGAAGCTAGTTATTCCACAACTCGTGGCCGGTTGGCTTGAGAAATCTACGGGCCCTTTTACGAAAGCTGAAAAAATAGCGTATTTAATCAAATCTAAAGATGGTGATTCATATTATTTCTGTGATTGGTTTGTACGAGATGGCATAGTGACGCAAGAACAAGGAGAAGAATTACTCGCTTGGGCAACGAGACAATCATATGAAACACTATTGAGCTTGTACAACGGCTACGAGGTCGAGAAAGAGCCGTTGTATACAGTTACAATTAATCTTGACCGTAAGTACCATCTAGTCGTTGACGAGGGAGATGGTAACGATGAAATTAGTACAACGTTGACAACTAGCCATGGTGTATTGGGGTATCGTTACTTTTTAACAGAAAAAGAAATAAAATCAGCAGATGAGAAACTGTGGTTGATTGCTGTACCAGTGGAAGAGGTGGTAGAAAGATGAAACTAAAAGACGGATTTTACGCTAGTAGTCATGGTATTGGCGGTTTGATGCTAGATATGCCGACAAAGAACCCTAAAACACGTAAGAAACCAAAATTCAAAGTCGGTGACATGGTTCGCTGCGAAGCAGAGGGGTTCATCTATCCGTTTCGTGGATATGTAGAGCATCTCTATAATCACTCAGCAATCATTCGTATTGAAAACACGATGAAATGTGACAAGTGGTTAGCGAAAAGCAAAGAGAATCTAGCAGTGGTGAGATTGGTGGATATGGAGGTTATAAACAATGGAATTTAAAATCTTTGAAGAGGACACTCGCTATAAATTAGAAGAAAAATTAAATGAATTTGCAAAGAATAATGAAATTCAGCATATATCTTTAACGGCTTCTAAGTCCGGTTATACAACTTACTATGCAGCTGTTGTGAGCTACGTAAGTCAATAAAAGGAACTCGATAAATAAAAAAGCCGGATCGCTCCGACTGTTCTAATAAATTCCACAAATTTATTATATCACATAAAGGAGCGGTTTGACTTGATGCAATTGTTACGAGAGGTAGATTTCAAACAGACAAGATGTAATGCGAGAGATGTGCTGAAGAACTTTCGGCGTTTGGAGCGGATGGCAGGTCGCTCTTTGATAGATATTAAGTCGCCGATTATTACGGATATGCCGAAGGCACCGAAGCACGGTAATAAGGCAGAAGACGCGATCATTCAGATGATGGATATAGAAGCGGAGAGAGACGCAATACTAGCGGCTTTGATGGCTCTTAGTCTGATTAGTCGTCAGATACTCTACTACAGCTTCTGTGACGTAAATAAGCACTCTAATTATGAAATAGGGCAATTGATACGAGGATACGGAGAGAAGAATGTAGAGAAGCTGAAATCCATCGCATTGATCGAATTTGCAGAAGCATACAAAAAAGGCGTGTTAGTTCAGTATCGTTGATTTTGTAGGGTTTTTGTAGGGATAGTGTAGGGTTTTTGAGCGTTTTAACGTGATATTATGGTAGTGTCGAAAGATTAGTGATAGGTCTGAGACAAAATAATAATAAAAGGAACATCGTTTTATTATTGTTTCACAATTAAGCTTCGATAGACAGCAGCGGAAATATTAAGAATAAGGATGTGAATTTTAACTCCTTCTAAATTGTTCTTATTATCTATCATCCGTTGCTGTCTATTATTGGTCATTGACGGGAACGTAAGTTCGTGGTATCTTATTATCATAATCCTTATGATTATATCTGCTAGAAAAGAAGTTTAGAAAGCGATTGTTTTCTTGACTTCTTTTTGATTTAATTAATGTAGCAGATATTAACTACATAAGGAGAGTTTTTAAATGGCAAAGCAAAAAATCCGTTTTAATTATTTTGAGCCTCAATTAATTATTGAAAACAATGATTTGGTAAAATGGGATATGAAGAAATTTTTAGATACAATTTTAAATAATAAAAAAACGTTTGATGCATCAGTATTTTTAGGAGATGAAATATCAGATTTAGAATGGAATAGCTGTGATTACGATAGTTCTAATGATATATACTACATTCAGTTATCTAAGTTAAGATCAAAAAATATTCCTTCTCGGAAACGGATTAATCATGATAAAGAAGATATTAATTTAGCCGACGATGAATATTTAGGTGAATTTAACTTGTTGGTTTATGATCCTAAAGTGAAAGCCCTTATAGTTCAAAGTAATTTTTATGGATTGACTACTAAACAAATAGCACTAGCCTTAACCGGTTTAAGACAAAAAGTAAATAAAATTAATGGAACTTCTGATGGTGATATTCCATATGTGGTACATTTATCACCAGTAATTGATTCTAATGCTATTAATAAAGTTTTGAATAATGAAATTTATAGAAAAGTTACAATTAAAGGTGCTGATTATAATGCCATAGCGGATTCAGATCTTAATTCCCAATTGTTAAATAAAACTATCGATGCTCTTAACGAAATTCACGGAGTAAATTTTGAGTTGACGCTATCGATGGCTAAATCAGAAAAAAAAGATACGCTAGATAAAAAAGAAGTTAGAACTATGATTGAAGATGTTATGAGACTAAGTGAGAAAGACGATTCAAATGTGGCGATGCATATCGCAACTAGAAAAGATATAGAGAGTTCGATAGAATATATTGATTTATTGACCCCTAGATTAACTTCCGAAATTATTCTAGATGTGAAAAATAGATCTACAATAGGAGCGGAATATATATATAATGGATTTAAAGAACAGAATTATTTTAATTCGAGTCAATATATGCAAAGAAAATTAATAAGATTATTACCTAATAAAAATAAAAAATAAGGTGATCAAATGAATTTTGGCAAAAAAGCCAAAGTAATATTTACTAAGGGGAATTTACTTGATAAGATTGACTACTTAAGATATGTTATTGATATTATTTTATGTATTATTGTATTAGTTGCATATAATAAAAAATATATGTTGAGTATTCGTGGAGCTATAAGTGATACAATTTCTTTTTCTTCAATTACCTTAGGCGTTTTGGGAGTATTAATTGGTTTGTTGATGAGTTTGAAGGAAGAGTCCATTTTTTTTAAAAAAGCTCAAAAATATGATTTGGATAATGATATATATACATCTTTAATCAATAGAATGAGAAATGCTTTTATATTCAATCTTTTTTTATTGATTTTATCTGTTTTTTATTGTTTCGTTATTCCTAATATGCCATTTTTTATAAAGTGTATGGGTTTAATAATATGGTTCTTTCTATTTATAATTGTATCGTGGGACACTGTTTACTTAATTTGGATAATTGTCAAAATTTGTACTTCTAAAAACAATGATGATTCTGTAAGAGAATCGAGAAGTTAATAATTATTGATAAGAAGATCACTCGTTGAGTGGTCTTTTTATTTTAGAAAAGAGAGGATTTTGAAAATGAATCATGAGAAGTTTATCGAAAAATGCAAGGCTATTGTACGTGAAAGAATTGAGAATGAGATTGCTGACCTAAGTGGAGCAGTACCTGAGTTTAGTGTTTTCATAGTCTGGTCATGCAAAACACTACAGAATAGCAAAGCATTAGTCAGCGCTAGCTTAAAAGGAGCACCGTATTTTGAAATTACGTTGAACGGGGACAAAGGTGAAATCTATGTAGATACTTATCTCAAAAAATCAAATGAATGTATCAAAGTCTAGCACATGCTAGGCTTTTTCTTTACATAAAGGAGGTTACATAATGAGAAACTACTGGTATGTATCACTAACAAATAAATACCCGCACCCGAATAATGATGATCCAGTGAGGGTTGTACAATCAGTCCAAATCAAAAAGAAGTACTCCATCATTGAAATGACCAGAGAAGCTACACCGAAAGAGATCGATAAGTACAATCTTCGTTACTGTGGCCATGGATATTTTAGTGAGCAGAACATACAGACAAATATTGAGAGATATTGTTAATAAAATTGAAAGGTGGTGGCTTGAATGTGGTAAATTTGACACCAAAACAAAAAGCTTTTGCGGATGAATATATAAAAAATGGTGGTAATGCTACTCAAGCCGCCATTAAAGCAGGTTATAGCAAACGATCAGCAAGAGTAATAGGTAAGGAAAACCTAACTAAACCTAACATAATACAGTATATTAATGAACGGCTAAATCCTATCGAAAAGAAGCGCAAATTAAGTGCTGAGGACGCTTTAAATGAATTGATAGATATTTGGCAAGGAGAAGTACAAATAAGCGTGAGCAAGCAAATAGACCGCTTGGAGAAAAACAAGGTTATTAAACATATGCAATATGAATATACACCAGATTTAGAAAGCAAATTGAAAGCCTTGGATTTGTATTTGAAGTATAAATCGCTGTTATCACAAACGCAATTAGAAAAAGCTCAAACAGAAATAAAATTAATGCAAGCAAAATTAGAACAATTACAGATAAACTCAGAGCGTTCTACCGAAGAAAAACTTGATAAGTTGTTAGAAAAGATTAGTGGTGAATTAGATGGGACTAGTTGATATTTATAACCCAAAGCAAATCGACGTGTTAAATAAAACCATTAAGAATGATTGGTTCATTACTTTATTACATGGAGCAAAACGTTCTGGGAAAACAAAAATAAACAATGATTTGTTCTTATTTGAATTGCGACGTGTGCGAAAGATTGCCAATGAAGAAGACATTAAGGAACCAATGTATATCCTAGCAGGAGTTTCAAGTGCAACAATCCAAAAGAACATCTTACAGGAACTATACAACATGTACAGCATAGAACCTAAATTCGATAAACATGGAAACTTTAAGCTATTTGGCGTTAAGGTCGTACAAGCTTATACAGGAAACATTGGCGGTGTTGGTGCAATTCGTGGTATGACAGCATATGGCGCTTATATCAATGAGGCATCGCTAGCTAGACAAGAAGTATTTGCTGAAATCGTTTCACGTTGTTCAGGAACAGGAGCGAGAATCCTAGCTGACACAAACCCTGACAACCCGGAACACTGGCTAAAGAAAGAGTATATCGACAATTCAAGCAAAAATATTCAATCGTTCCACTTTGAATTAGATGATAATACATTTTTATCTGAACGATATCGTAACAATATTAAAGAATCAACACCAAGCGGCATGTTTTATGATCGTGATATCAAAGGTTTATGGGTTTCTGCAGAGGGAGTCGTTTACCGTGATTTTGATGCCAGTAAGCACTATATCCAGTCAAAAGACTTACCACCTTTGAGCAACTTTTATTGTGGTGTTGACTGGGGATATGAACACTGGGGTTCAATCGTAGTTATAGGTGAAACGGATGACGGAACAGCTTATTTAATCGAAGAACATGCTACTCAATTTGAAGAGATTGATTATTGGGTAGATGTAGCAAAAGGCATTCAAGAGCGTTACGGCTTACGAGTGCCTTTTTATTGTGACTCTGCGAGACCGGAGCATGTGGCTAGATTTGTAAGAGAAAAGATTAATGCTAAAAATGCTCATAAAGCACGGTTATCTGGAGTCGAAGAAGTCGCCAAGAGATTTAAACAAGACAAATTATTTATCTGTCAAGATAGAGTGATGAAATTTAGAGATGAAATTTATCAATATATTTGGGACAAGAAAAAAGGCGAGCCAATAAAGGAATATGACGATGTACTAGACTCCGTTCGATACGCGATATATACTCATGAGCTTCTTAAGAAACCAAAAGTTAATGTCAACGAAAAAATTAAACGTATTAAACGCATGTTTTAAGGAGTGTGAAAAATGGATAAGGTAAACGAGTTTGAATACGGAGCTGATATACATTATTCTAACGACGTGAACACAAATTATGTAAAGTTTAGCGTAGACTCAAATCTTCACTATAGATTTAGCTCAGCAGAAGATTTACTAAACGATTCAGATACTTTAGCAGCAATGATAAAACATCATCATGAATATCAGGTAAAGCGGCTTAGTGTATTAGATGATTATTACAAAGCTAGAAATACAAATATCATGGATAACCGTAGACGTAGAGAAAAGGAAAAAGCGGATCATCGATCAGCACATAACTTTGGAAAAGTTCTTTGTACGTTTGATGTTGGGTACAACACAGGCAATCCTATAAAAGTGCAAATCGAGGACAAAAATCAACAAAAAGAAATCGAAGAGTTTAATACTAATAATGACATAGATGGGTTAAACGCTGAACTCTGGCTTGATATGGATAAGTATGGGAGAGCCTATGAGATTATCTATCGAGATTCAGATGATACAGATTATGTTGATTTGGCTAATGTATTTGAAACGTTTGTTGTATATGATACTACAGTAAAACGAGAGCCTATTTTGGCTGTACGGTATCCTAAGACAAGATTCAACAAGGATGCTGATAAACAGTACATTCAACCAATCGTATACACAAAAGAAAAAAGTATCACTTATGATGAGACGACACTAACAGCAATTGAGTTAAAGAATCCTCAAGATGAACCGCATGAATATAAAGAGGTACCTATTACAGAATATTCTCCTAATCGTTTTCGGATGGGCTTGTATGAAGATGTACTATCTTTGATTGATCTATACGATGCAGGGCAGTCTGATACCGCCAACTATATGACTGATCTAAACGATGCTCTTTTAGTTATTAGTGGTGATATTGAAGCAGCAGGACTATCCACAGAGGACGCCATCAAACAGAAAGAAGCGAATATGCTTTTGCTTGAATCCGGAACTGATGTGAACGGTAATAAAACAAGTGTGACTGCAGGATATATTTATAAACAATATGATGTGAACGGTGTAGAAGCATACAAAGACAGAGTACGCAAGGATATCCACGAAATATCCATGGTTCCTGATCTTACTGATGACAATTTTTCCGGAGTGCAATCGGGAGAAGCAATGAAATATAAATTATTTGGATTTGAACAAATGACGGCAACAAAGCAAAGGCTATTCAAAAAAGGCCTTATGCGGCGTTATCGTCTTTTATTTAGCCTAAAATCAAGTATTTCTGAAATGGATAACTCCGATTTGAAAGGCTTACGTGTAATATTTACGCCTAATCTACCTAAAGCCATTCTGGAGGAGTTGAAATCTTTGGTTGATGCTGGAGCTGAACTCAGTCAAGAGACGATCTTAGGACTCGCTTCTTTTGTTCCAGATGTACAGGCAGAGTTGAAACGAGTAAATAAAGAAACGCAAAAGCAGATTGGCATTTTTGATTCGGATGGTGAAGAAGTAATTAACAACAAAAAAGATGAAACAGGGGAGTGATTAAATGAACTCCCAAGAATATTGGATCAAACGGGAAAAGGAATGGCAAAAGCAACAAATTAAAGATGATAAAAAGCGCATGGCAGAAATTAAAAGTCGCATGCAATACGCACAAGATGCGATACAAAAAGAAATAGACGCGCAGTGGGACAGTTTCTCCAATGGTCAGAAAATCACTCGTAGCGAAGCGATGAAGCGTGCTAGTGAAATGGATGTCAAAGCATTCGCTCGCAAAGCAAAGAAGTATGTCAAAGAGAAAGATTTTTCTCCTACAGCAAACCGAGAATTAAAGCTATACAATCTTACGATGCGTGTAAATAGATTAGAGCTCTTAAAAGCTAATATCGGGCTTGAATTGATTTCACTGTTTAATGAATTGGATAAGTACTTTTCGAATGAATTAACAAAAGCTGGTTTAGCTGAATTGAAGAGACAAGCCGGTATTTTAGAAATGACTATTGCTTCAAGTGGATATGCAAAGCTGATAGAACTAGTAATAAACAGCTCCTTTTTGAGTGATGACGTGTCTTTTAGTGATCGCTTATGGATGTATCAATCTGAATTGAAATCAGAATTAGATAGGTTGTTAGTCAGAAGTATAACGATGGGGAAAAATCCCAAGCAACTTGCATCTAAATTGGCAGAATATTTAACAGCTGAAGGACGAGAAAACACTAAGTTCAACACTCAACGTTTGATGGTGACTGAAACGACTAGAGTTCAGGTAGGGATCCAAGAACGAAGTTACAGAGATGCAGGCATTACCCAGTACATCTATATAGCAGAACCAACAGCGTGCAAACTATGTATACCGTTAAATAATCAAGTTTTTGATGTTGCCGATATGCAGCCGGGAAGTAACGCTCCTAATATGCATCCATTTTGTCGATGCAGTACAGCACCTTATATAGAACGAATATCAAGTCGTTAATACAAATTAACGGCTTTTTATTGTGCCTTCTTACAGCTTACAGGCGTTAAAGAGAAAGCTATTTTCGGCTGACCGGCGTAACTGGTCAAATTTATCGGGTAGCGGCGTAACCGTGGAGGATTAATCATGAAAAAACGTTTATTTATGCCAATGAACTTACAATTTTTTTCTGAACCAGGAGATGGTGGATCTGGTGATGAGGGACAACAAGGAAACCTACCAGCTGGCTCACAAGAGACACCGACCGAAGCAAAAGAAGAAAACAATACTGGCAAAACATTTTCTCGTGATGAAGTAGCGAAAATGATCGCTGCTGAGACGAATAAAGCAAAAGCAGCGTGGGAAAAAGAACTAGAAGCAAAAAAAGAAGAAGCTAAAAAGCTGGCAAAAATGAATGCGGAAGAAAAACTACAGCATGAGTTGGAACAAAAAGAAGCTGAAATCGCTGAATTAAAGCGTGGACAGGCACTATCTGAAATGACGAAAGAAGCTTCTAAAATGCTGACAGATGCCAATTTACCACACGATGATGATTTGCTTGGGCTGATTGTTTCTGATGATGCAGATGCCACAAAACAAGCTGTAGCAGTCATCACTAACTTTGCTTCTTTGATTAAGAGAGAAAACGCAAGACAAACACCACCAAATGAAGGTGGACAATTTACAACATCGAAAAATACTAAAGAAACAGTGGCTAAACTAGCTGCTAAAAATCGAATTATCAAATAGGAGGAAAACTTAATGAAAAAGAAACAACTTTTACCAATGAACTTGCAAATGTTTGCTCAAACATGGGATCCAGATAATGTTTTGGTATATGAAACGAAAGAGGGAAAAATTCCTGATAAATATAATACGCTCATTTTGAGTGAAGTTATGGAAAACTCTAAGATCATGCAGTTAGCAAAATACGAAGAAATGACTGACAAAGAAAAGAAATTTGAATACTTTGCAGAAGGACCAGGCGCATATTGGGTGGGTGAAGGTGAAAAAATTAAAACATCTAAACCTAAATGGATGCAAGCTACGATGACTGCAAAAAAACTCGGTGTCATTCTTCCGGTTTCTCGTGAATATTTAAATTATAAATTATCAGATTTCTTTGCTGAGATGCAGCCAAAAATTGCTGAAGCTTTCTATAAAAAATTTGATGCAGCTGCCTTATTAAATAAAGAAAATCCATTTCCTCAGTCACTAGACGAATCAGTTATTAGTGCGGGGAATGTGGTTGAAGGCGGATTGACTTATGATAATATCCTAGCCTTAGAAGACAAGTTAGCAGAAAATGAATTCGAACCTAATGCGTTTATTTCAAACCGAAAAAATCGTACAGAATTACGTTCTGCAGCTCAAACAGTCGGGTCAAATGTTGAGTTTATTTATGATCGCTCTGCTAATACAATTGACGGATTACCAGTAGTAGACCTTAAGTCTTTAGATAAAGGGACTCTTTACGCTGGAGACTTCAACTACATGTTTTATGGGATCCCATATAATATTTCATTTAAGATTTCTGAAGAAGCCCAATTGTCTACTTTAAATAATGAAGATGGAACCCCAGTTAACTTGTTTGAGCAAGAACTGATTGCTTTGCGTGCAACAATGGATGTTGGATTTATGATTGTAAAAGATGAAGCATTTGGGAAAATTCAACCAGTGGGGAAGTAACAGTCCCCGCTACAGGCGTTACAGTATCGCCTAAAACTTCAAGTGCAGTTGCGGGGACTGCCGGTAATAGACAATTAACAGCCACTGTTGCGCCACAAAACGCAACAAATAAAACAGTGACGTATTCAATTGCGCCAGCAAAAACTGGTTTGGCGGTTTCTTCTAGCGGTAATATTACTTGGAATGAAACTGTACCTGCTGGTGAATACACGACAACAATCAAAACGGAAGATGGCTCACATACGGATACTCACGTTTTGACTCTGACTCAACCGTAGGAAGGATAGGTACGAATGGCAATTAAAGATGACGTTAAGAAGCTTCTAAGCGGTTCTATAGATGATAAGCTAGAAGTTATCGAGAAACGGACTAGAGAGCGCTTAGCGTCATTGCTAGGCGTTTCTGTTATACCAGATTCATTAGAGTACATTGTTTTCGACGTAACCAACAAACGTTTCAATCGAGTTGGACAGGAAGGGATGTCCTCATATTCTCAAGAAGGACTATCTATGGCTTTTCCTGATTCGGATTTTTCAGAGTATCAAAATGAGATTGACGAATTTAAGCGTAAAGATCAGGAAGAGTTGTACAAGCCAAAGCGAGGGAGGTTTAAATTTATATGAGATTTACAGATGAAATTATATTTGTTAAACGTTCATCTGACTCTAAATATGATCCAGATCTCGGTGAGTGGGTTGAAGGAAAACCAGAAAGAACAAGAACAGAGGCAAACGTGACAGATATTGGCACTGATAGAAGTGTGACTATTTTTGGTAGTGTGGAAGAAGGGGCGAAGGTCATTAGGACGCAGCCTCTTTTTTCTATCCCTACATTTGACTATATCGAGATTGAAGGAAAGACTTGGCAACAAAAAACAGCTAGAAATCCAGCATATAGAAATAGTTTAATTGTGCAAGAGGTGGTTCTTGATGAAGGCACAACTTGAGTTCAAGGGAATCGATCAGCTGATGCGACATCTGAAAAAAGCAGCAACGCTTAATGACGTTCAAAAAGTCGTGAAAAGTAATACTGCTGAAATGACTGAACGAATGCAAAAAGGTGCGCCAGTGGATACAGGATACTTACGAAGATCAATAAACATGAATCTTTTAGAAGCTGGTTTAACTGGTATTGTAGGACCGACAGCAGACTATGCTCCTTATGTAGAATATGGAACTCGCTTTATGTCGGCCCAGCCTTATGTTAGACCAGCTTTTAATTATCAAAAAGTCAAATTTATGGCTGAAATGAAAGCCTTGGTGAAATGATGATTAAGACAAGAGATCAATCAATTTTTGATGAACTTTTTAAAATATCCCAAGAAAAACTAGGATACAAAACATATGATTATAAGCCTTTAGATAATGTTGGTTATCCTTTTGTGGAATTTGAGAACACTCAAACGATTCACGAAGCGAATAAAACTGATATTAAAGGTACTGTGATTGTAGTTTTATCCGTCTGGGGATTACAGAAGAAACGAAAGCAGGTGTCAGATATGGCATCTGCTCTTTTTAATGAAGCTAGATTGATAGAAGCCACAGAAGGCTATTATTGGGCTTTAAATTATCAAGCAAGTGGAATTCAAGTGATGGACGACACAACAACCAATACGCCCCTAAAACGAGCGGTTGTCACACTTGAATTTAGAATTAGATAGGAGGAAGAACATGGAAGCATTAAAAGGTATTGATGTCATTTTGCTTTATCGCTTATTGAAAAAAGAAACTCAGGAAGCTGCTTGGAAAATGGCATTTCAAACAGAACATGAAAATGGATTATCAAGAGATTCAGACTCTACAGTGACAAAAGACGGAAACGTTCAAAGTTTAAGCCCGGTTGAATATGATTTTTCGGCTACTTCAATAGTTGCTAAAGGAGATTCTCATGTAGATGAAATGAAACAAGCCTTATTAAATGGCGATATCATTGAAATTTGGGAAATCAACAAAGCAGAACAGGGAACAGATGATAATGCAAATAAGTACAAAGCTACTTATTACCAAGCATATGTGTCTGAATTTACTCCATCGGCTGCTGCAGAGGATAACGTTGAATTAAGTTTATCATTTGCAGTAAATGGTGTTGGTCAAGATGGTTATGCAACCTTGACAGAAGATCAAGCTGCTGTCGTTCAATATACATTCAAAGATACCGTGAAAGCAACTTCGACAGGAGCATAAGAGGGCTTAGATGCTCTCTTTTTTATTTTAGGAGGATGAAAAACATTGAAATTAAAAATTAAAGGTAAAGAATATTCGTTTAAATTTGGCACTAAATTTGTACGTGAATTAGACAAAGTGATGCCTTTCATCGATGGAAATATGGAATTTGGAATGGGACTCTCAGCAAAAGTCTTACCGGAATTACGTTCTTATAATGTCAACACGTTGTCACGAGTTCTGGAAATAGCAAATAGAACTGAAGATGAATCTATTACATTAGATGAATTGGATGATTACATCGATGAAGTTAAAGACATTGAAAAATTGTTTGATAACGTCTTAAAAGAATTAGCAGAGTCAAATGCGGGAAAGTTAGCGGTCCGAAACCTGAATCAGAAATTGAAAGAAGCGGAAAAACAACAGGCGGAATAGATTCTGCGCTTGCATATGAACAAATTCTTATAAATTCCTTTCGATATTTGGGAATGACCAATATTTCAGATATCGAAAGAATGACTTTATATGAATACAACATTCGTATGACTGCAGCCCAGTTATCCTGGCTTGACAAAGAAAAGTTGATTCACGAATTAGCGTGGGCAAATCAGCAAGTCCAAGCGGAGAAAAAAGTAGGCAAAAAGACAGTTCCTGTATATCGATCCTTTGAAGAATTCTTTAATTATCAAAAAATCGAAGATTCAATCATGGGAGTTTCCGAACTTTCAAAACAAGATAAAAAATTCCAAAGCTTACTAACTAAAGCTAACTCTTGAGGAAAGGAGGAAAATCATGGAACAATTTTCTGTTGAAGCCTTATTAAAAGCCACAGATAGTGGATTTGTAAAGACTTTTAAAGATGCGCAAGATGCTGTTAAGACTTTTGAAGAGAAATCAAATAGTATGACAACCGCTGTAGGTAAAGTGATGCAAGGTACTGGTGCCGCAATGACAAAGTATATTACCACTCCTCTTATAGGAGTAGGCGTAGCAGCTGCTAAAGTTGGTGGCGACTTCGAAGAACAAATGAGTCGTGTAAAAGCTATATCAGGAGCAACAGGCGACACATTTGAACAGATGAAACAGCAAGCGATTGATCTAGGAGCAAAAACTGCTTTTAGCGCAAAAGAATCGGCTGCCGGCATGGAAAATCTTGCTTCTGCTGGATTTAGCGCACAAGAAATCATGAAAGCAATGCCGGGTCTTTTAGACTTAGCAGCTGTATCTGGAGGGGATGTGGCTCTAGCTTCTGAAAATACTGCTACTGCTTTGAGAGGATTTGGTTTAGAAGCAAGTGAAGCAGGACATGTCGCTGATGTATTTGCTCGTGCTGCTGCGGATACCAATGCTGAAGTTGGAGACATGGGAGAGGCATTGAAGTATGTTGCTCCTGTAGCCAATTCAATGGGTATTTCTTTGGAAGAAACTGCAGCAGCTATTGGTATTATGAGTGACGCAGGTATTAAGGGTTCTCAAGCAGGTACAACGTTGCGAGGAGCATTGTCTAGGTTAGCAAGGCCAACAAAGGCTATGCAAGATACAATGGATAATTTAGGTGTTTCGTTTTATGATGCTGACGGTAAAATGAAACCTTTAAAAACTCAAGTAGAATTACTTAAAAAAGCTTTTGAAGGCCTGACGCCTGAACAACAACAAAATGCTTTAGTAACACTATATGGGCAAGAATCATTATCAGGGATGATGGCTTTGATTGATAAAGGACCTGATTCATTGGGCAAATTAACAAAATCTCTGAAAGATTCTGATGGTGCAGCTGACGATATGGCTCGGACCATGCAAGATAATATGAATTCTTCCATCGAGCAAATGTTTGGAGCTTTTGAGTCAGCAGCTATTGTAATTCAAAAGATTCTAGCACCATCCATCAAAAAAGTAGCAGATGCCATATCCGGCTTAGTAGAAAAATTTGTAAGTGCTCCAGAATCAACTCAAAGATTAGTAGTAGCCATAGGAGCAATCGCTATTGCAATTGGGCCAGTATTGTATGCATTAGGAATGCTGGTTAAAGCGTTTCAAACCATGAAAGTGGGGTTAGGTGTATTAGGTAACGGAATCTCTTTGTTCAAGAAATTAGGTTCCGCCATAGGTTTTCTTACCAGTCCAGTCGGATTGGTTATAGCTGCGGTAGCACTACTCGTTGTAGGTTTCATCTATCTTTGGAATACGAGTAAAGATTTTAGAAACTTTTGGATTGGCTTATGGGAGGGAATCAAGTCTGCTGTAAGCTCGGCAGTAGAATGGATTCAGAATGCATGGAAATCTACAGGAGAATGGTTTAACAATTTATGGAAGTCCATTAAAGAAGGCGCAGACAATGTTTGGACTACAATTCAAGAAGCCCCTGGAAAAGCGGCAGATTGGATCAAGAATAAATGGACTGAAACAAAAGAGTTCTTTTCGAGTATATGGGATGGCATCAAAGAAGCTGCCAGTTCCGCTTGGGAAGGAATTGTAAACATTCTAGCACCGTATGTTATTGCCATAAAAAATGTCTTTCAGCCAATGATTGATTTCTTTACGAACCTATGGTCTCAAATTGGATCAATCGCAGGATCTGCATGGGAAATTATAAAAACTGCTGTAATGGGTCCAATTCTACTTTTGATTGATTTGATAACAGGCAATTTTAATCAGTTAAAAGAAGATGCTTCGATGCTGTGGACTACATTAACTACAAATATTCAAAACATTATCACGACGTTTGTAGATATAGTTGTTGGTTATTACACAGCCTTAAAGGATACTGTGATAAATATCTGGAATGTGTTAACTTCTACCATCAAAGATGTGTGGAATTCTTTTACTACATGGATCAAAGAGACAACTAACAATATTGTAAATAGTATTAAACAGGGATGGAATAACCTAAAACAAGGGACAATCGATCTGTTTAATAATATGATTCAAGGAGCGAAAGATTTATGGAATTCTTTCAAAGCTTGGTTTATTAATCTAGTTATTGGAACTAAGGATAACATCATTCAGGGATGGGAAAACCTAAAACAAGGCACTATAGATACTTTCAACAATTTAGTAAATGGTGCTCAAGAGGCATGGGATAATTTAGTAAATGCTGTTAGTGATACGGTTGATAGAGTAACTGGCTGGTTTGATAACTTGAAAAATATCGATTTACTAGCAGCCGGAAAAGCCATCATGGATAGTTTCCTAGAAGGTTTACAAAATGCATGGAAATCTGTCCAAGATTTTGTTGGAGGCATTGGTGACTGGATTAGGGAACACAAAGGACCTATTCGATACGATAGAAAATTGTTAATCCCAGCTGGGCAAGCAATCATGAATGGACTAAACGCAGGTTTAACTAATGGTTTTGCCAGTGTCCAAAGCAATGTAGGAAACATGGCTAATATGATTGCAGATAGTTTTACTCGTACACCTGATATTGATCTTTCAGCGAATTTAAAAAATGCAAATAGAAATTTCACAGCACAAATAGAGCATAGTGTTAACTACGGCAAAAATAAACGTCCTGCAGTTTTCAATATTCGCTTAGGAAATCAAGTGTTTGAAGCGTTTGTTGAGGATATTTCAAACATTCAAGGTAAAGAGGCGGATATTAATTTATTGTTCTAGAAAGTGAGGGAAATATGATGGAGTGGCATAATCCAATGTATGAATTCAGTGACACGGTTAAAAACGACAGTCAGAAAACATGGATACCGACATCTGCATTAAATTATGATGGAAAGTTTATCGAGAATTATATAGAAGGGTACCAGACTTTATATGTGGAAGGTAGAGAAATGGTTTCTTTAGAGATTGAGAGCGAAGCGGTGAGCATAGGTGTTCGTATTAGTTCTCAAAGACTTCCAGAGAGGATTTTAACTATACATTTTAAATTAGAAGAAAAGAATCCTATTGAATTTCAACGAAGCTTTAATAAATTGATGAGGCTGCTTTACAGGGATAAAGATGTAGAAATTCACTTTAACGATGAGTTGGATATGTATTATTACGGAAGGTATCAGACCTGTGATAATATTCCAGGAAACGTTCATAGTGTAATATCTAGTTTCTCTATAATTTGTTCTGATCCCAGAAAATATACGCGTATATTTGAAACAAATGGCATAGTCGCAGAATATCTTCCGTATGAAGTAGCTCCGATTTCAATTAGTTTAAAGGCTAATAATGATGGAAGCTTAAGAATTACAAATGGCCGTCAAAATATTAGTATGACTAACTCAATGATAAAAAAAGGTGACTTTATCGAGATGGACATAGCTGAAGGAAAAGTTTTTGTGAATGGAGTGAATAAAACGAGAATTCTTGATCTTACCAGCTCATTTAAAAACTTTATGGTTAGAACCGGTGATCTAGTTAAGTGTGATAATGGCACTCCCTTAATACGATATAGAGGAGTGTGGCTGTAATGGAAAAAGATGTTTATTTTTTCGACGATAGCCAAAAGCTTATAAAAATAGTAGGGGAAGATAGACTTTTTTCGGTAGTTCAAGAAAAGGAAATTACACCAAGTAAAGATGAGTTAATTAATGATAAGTTAGCAGTCAGCGTGGAGTTTGATGATGAAATAAAAGAGTCAGCTTATATGGCGGTTCGTGAAAGCGAGTCGTCTTTTTCTATGTATAAAATTATCGGAATTGCTGATCCGGGTTCATTGTTGATATTCACTGGGATTAATTTTGGGCCTGATGAATTTGATGCTTATATCATTAATGATATTCGTCCGGCTAACGAGTTTTTTCAGAAAACCATCCAGAGAGTCATAGATTTTACATTAGGTGAGTGGCGAGTTGGTCATTTAGATTCAAATCTGCCAGCGGTTTCTATGACTTTTTACTACTGTAGTATCCGTGAAGCCTTAAAAAATCTACAAACGTTAGGATGCGAGATTGTTTTTAGGTGCAATCTAAGTGGAGAAGGAATCACAGATAAATGGATAGAAGTTTACAAGCAGATTGGCGAATACAGTAATGAGCGATATGAGTACGGTGATAAAGCCTTGACAATTGAAAAAGAAGTAGATCGAAGTAACATCTATACTTCTCTAATCGGCCGCGGCCGTGGTGAAGAGGTTGGAGATGGTTATGGTCGTCGAATTGAGTTTGATCAAGTATACTGGTCCAAATCAAAAGGGGATCCGTTAAACAAGCCTACTGGCCAGATATATTTGGAAATCCCTGAGATGACTGAAAAATATGGTATTCCTACTAAAAACGGAAAACGTCGTAAGCGTGAGAAGGTAATTATATTCGAAGACTGCGAAGATCCTGTTGAGCTAATTCAGCTTACCTATCAAGAATTGGTTAACTGTTCACGTCCGCTAGTTCAATTTAAAGCAACTATTTTCGGAGCAGATAGTTTAGGTAATATTATACGTATTCATCGTGATGACCGCGGCTATCATTACGAGACTAGAATTTTCAGTGTGAAGATTGATCGATTAACAGGAAAAGTCGAAACTGGTTTAGGTGATAATTTAAATACTTCATCAACACGTCAAGCTTCAAATACTCAAACTGCCATACAGACCCTTGATGAAAAGAAGATGACCTTTTATGAGTCCACCGAAGTTTCTAAATGGCAGTCGGATATCATCCGCGGAGCAAAGGGCGGATCAATTATCATGATGAATCCTTGGGATACTGGTAAAGGCGAAAGTCGTCAACCATATCAGATGGTTTGGATGAATGGGGATAGTATTGATACTTCTAACCATTTTCTTGTGGCTAATTCGGAAGGGATTGGTTTTATTGATGGGAAATTCAATGAGTCAAATTTCAAAACGGCATGGACGATTGATGGAAACTTCAATGCCAATTATATCCAATCTGGACGTATTAGAGCAGATATTTTTGAAACTTCATTTAACGCTGTTGGTGATCAGCTCAAGTTAGTAAAAGGAGCTTTGCAAATTGTAAACAGCAATAAAAAAATCATGGAATTAACCAAAAAAGGGATGGAGTTTTGGAACACCAAAGAATCCATCGGCACAATCGGTACGACTGATTCTGCAGGCAACCCTTTTCCTGGCGCATCCACTCCTACACCGTTAGAAGATAATTCGTTAGTCATTCGAACAAATGGCGATGGAAAATATATTCTCATTTCACCAAAAGAAGGAAAAGGTTGGGTAATACTTGGGAATGGAACTTCTATATTATTTGGAAGTTTAAACCTACAGGAAAAGCTAAATACCTTTGGTGATGCGGAATTTATGAAAAACGTCAATATTCGCGGAAAACTCACAATTAACGGACAAGAAGTATTCCCTGGACAAGGCGGAAGTGGAAATAATGATGGCGGTAGTTGGAATGGCATGTACCCACCAGAGGTTACCAGTCAAGCAGACAAATTTGCATGGGAATTATGGGTCATGCTTCTTTCTAGAGGGTATTCCAAAGCATCCATCGCTGGAATCCTTGGAAATGTTCAAGGAGAAGCCGGTGCTGCAATGAATCCAGATATTGCACAAGTCGGCGGTCCAGCTTATGGAATCGTTCAATGGGATGGTTCGGCATATCCTTTGGTTCCTCCAGCAACATGGGATGGCAGGACTTATGTTCAAAACCTGATGAGAGCCGCAGGAATTACAGAAGATTATCGAACAATGTCAGCTCAAGGGAAGTTATTAGATTGGACGATGTATAACGGTCAATGGTTAGGAATTGTTCAACCAGCAAGTGTTTCTGGATTTAAAGCAATGACTGATCCAGCAGCGGCTGCTTATACTTTTGAACGAAATTATGAAAGACCAGCCACAACTCATCCAGAAAGACAAGGATGGGCAGTTAATTGGTATAACAAATTCAAAGATCTTCAAATCCCATCTGCTGGCAGTATTCTCAGTACAGCCAAAAGCTTGATGGGTTATTTCCATTACTCGCAACCGTTACGTTGGAATTTTGGTAGCGTCGAGAATCCTGATCGTAATGGATATGCTGACTGTTCTTCTTTTGTTTGGTTAGCTTTGACAAAAGCGGGATATAAAACCGCAACACGTGGAACTCTGTGGTATACAGGCTCAATGGCTGCGGATGCAAGAGGGCCACGTCAGTATCTTACTGAAATATCTCCAAATGAAGCGAAAGCCGGAGATATCATTATTGTCAACCAAGGAGCCGGTGCTGGTAACGATGGACACACTGCTATTTTAGCAGAGGATTGGAAGGGATATAGCACGTCTATCGTTGAAATGGGCGGTATGAATTCCAATGGTGTAGGTATCGGTCGCGTCGATTGGTCCTTCGGGTATTTATTAAACGGTGGCGATGTTTGTCTCGCCAGAGCGAAGAAATAGAGGTGATTTTGTGATCGAAGAAAAAGGATTAAATCATTTGAAAAATTTGTTGAATCAACCTATCGGAAATCATCAATGTTATGCATTATCTGCGGAATATGCCGGTGTGATGATTGGACCTGACATGGGGGCTGGTACTAAATATGAGATTAAAGTACGTCATGGCAATGTATTTTCCGCTGCTGAAATTGGACGAGCCTATCCATGGTCATTGTATTTATGGACGGTCATCGCTCATCCTGAGTATGACCAGCTAGTTGTTGGCTCAATTATCAATTGGGAAAGAAACGCAAAAATCAGTGATACATTTGAAAGCCATGAATATTACGGCCACACAGGTGTAATCAAAGGTCTGGAAAATGGGCGTATTCAAACCTATGAACAAAATGCAGAATCAGGTGGAATTGTGGCGGAATATGACCGTGAATTCTTCGGATCTGGTCAGATAGCCTCTATTTGTATCCCGCCTGATTTTGAGAAAGGAGTGGTAATTAATGGCAAAGTGGAACGTAGTACTCAGCACAACTGAGCCTTATAACTATGTCGGAATGATTCAGGTACGGCAAGGCAATAAGAATTCCGAAGTTATGGAAGCAACCATCACTGAAAATGGAATGCCCTATGATCTAACTGGTTGTAAAGTCTATTTTGAATCAGTTGTCGGAGACAAATACCCAGTTCAATTAGGTACTAAAGTCATTGATGCAAAAAAAGGAAAAATTCAGTACACATTTGATCAATATTCGATGCAATGCCTACATCGCCAAACAGCAGATTTTATCATTTATAAAGATGATGAATTAATTGCTACGACGCAAGACTTCTCCTATTTTGTGATTAAAGCCGTCTCAAAAACAGAGGGTGAAATGGGATCGTATTGGCAGACAGTCGAAGATTTAATTACGGATATGACAGCTTTTATCAATGAAAACAAAGGCGACTTCACAGATTGGATGAATGCACGCAAAAAAGAATTTGAACAATGGCGACAAGATCAACAAAATACATTTGAAGCATGGAGAGAAGGACAAGAAACCGATTATTTAAAATGGTTTGAATCAATCAAAGATATTTTGAAGTCTATCGATCCAGGTGGAGTAATGTTAGCCGAATTAATGGATGCACGTGTTGATATTCAAGGAGTTCGTCATGCGTCTATTTCAGAGCGCTTGCTGGCAGATATGGATTATCTATATCAGAAATTACGAGCAACACTTTTCACGATTGAATACGGTGAGATTGAAGTGACTGATATTTTACAGGATGATCTCTTTTCAGATAATCACGAAGTCGAAAAAGTTGGAACTGTAGAATTCCCGATTGAAGAAGGAGCCTTGATCATCGCAACCGTTGATGATCCAAAGCAAAATGTGTTCACTCTTGAGAAAGTCGGGGTGATCTAATGGCTAAAACTAAACGAATGATGGAAACGGATGAAAAAACAGGTGTACAACGCCAATTCTTTCCAATCACACATGCTTCCGCAGTTCTTGGGTTAGAAGAAATAATAGCAGGAGAAGCAACAGTTTTATCTGTTAATGGAAAAGTTGGAGCCGTCGTCATTACTAAAGAAGATTTGGGATTAGAGAATGTTCTCACAGAATTACCCTATGCAAGTGAAGAAGATGACGGCATTATCACGGCAGAAATGTATCAAAAAATTTTAAACAGTGGAGAAGGTGACTACGTGTTGCCAGTTGCCACTATCGACCGTTTGGGTGGCATAAAAGTTGGTGAATTATTGACGATTGATGAGACAGGGAAAGTCTCTGCAGTCAGACAATCTGATGTCAATTTTTCGCTGGAGTTAAAAGAAAAACTCGATTCACTGAAAAATTATACTGCTGGAGAAAACATCACTATTGATGAAGATGGAAAAATAAATGCAGATGTGACTGGTTTTTACGTTTTACCCACTGCCTCCGAATTTGTAAAAGGTGGTATTCGTGTCGGTGAAGGATTAACGATGACCGATGATGTGTTGTCTGCCGATAAGCAATTCAACTATACTGCCGGAGCTAATATCAGCATTTCAAATACAGGGGTAATCTCCGCAACTGGAAGCGGAGAGGGCGGCGGCGTCAGTAAAGAATATGTGGATCAGAAAATGAGCGAAGCTTATCAAAATGCCCAAGCTTATACAGATTCAAAAATACCAAATGTATCGTTTGAAAAAGTAGGGGAGGTATAGATAAATGACAGATATTGTAAAAGTAAAACAGAATGATGTTCAGGTTTACCCTCAAACCCATTGGGATGCTGTTGAGGGTAAACCCGAAACTATCAAGGGAGATAAAGGAGACCCTGGACAGGCTGCCACAATTACTGTAGGAACAGTAACGAGTGGTACAACAGCTAGTGTCACAAATGCTGGTACTGCAAGTGCAGCAAAGTTTAATTTTGTATTGCCAAAAGGTGATAAAGGGGACAAAGGCGATCCTGGAGCCAATGCAACAACGACAGCTGTGGCTACAACGACAGCAAATGGTTTGATGTCCAAAGAAGATAAAGTGAAACTCGATGGATTAGCCAATATTACATTTGAGAAAGTGGGGACGGTTTAATGGCTGATATTGTTCAATTAAAAGAAGACGGAGTTGCTAAATACTTAAAAACGCATGTAGAAGCTATTGATGGTAAAGAAGCATTGGTGCAGATAGATGGAGACCAAGCCATTGCAGGACATAAGAATTTTTCAGGTGCTGTAACAATCAATAATAAACGTGTTTTGACGACTGATGATAACAGCTATGAAGTGGTAAATCTGGTTGTCACTAACGGTAATACAGGGACAGCAAAGCTTTATCGTGAAGGAAAAACAGTTTCTATATATTTTGTGGCTTTAAATGGAAAGAGTAGTGGCGGGAATGATTCGGTTGTTTTAACTGTTCCAGAAGGCTATCGGACACCAATTAGTTTTGAACAACTGGTTGGGTCAATAGACCGTTCTACTTTGGACAGTGCTCAACTATCTATTGGTGCAGACGGAGCCATTAAATGGAGAAGAAATTCAAGTTATGGATCAGATTATTCATTTGTTATCACTTATTCAATTTAAGGGAGGAAATCTAATGAAAGTAGTTTACAAATCAATCAAGCCTTACGGATTCGAGCAAATCATTTTGAACAATCAAGAAAATATCCCTGAAAACTGTACAGAGATTAAACCACCAGTTCCTAACTGGAGACCAAGATTTGATTTTGATAAAAAACAGTGGGTTGAGTTAGCTACTGAAGAAGAGAAAAGTGGCACAGCGGTTGACGATATTGAAGATGTCGATCAGTTGAAGCAATTAAATGCTCTACTGACAAAACAATTGGCGACATCGGTACAGGAACAAGAAAAAATGCAACAAATGTTAGCTCAATTGACGATGGAAGTCGCAAGTATTAAGAATGGAGGGAAAAGTAATGAATAGTTTTCCGGGCTTTGAAAATATAAAACAATTTTATGATTGGGGATGTTATACGGATCAAGATTTACTTGACTATGTAAACATGAACTGTTTAACAAAAGACCAATATAAGCAGATTACTGGAAATAAAATTTGATGTAGTCAGCATTTTTTTGTATGATTAAGTAAATATAGGTAAAACGTGAGGTTGAAAATGTGTGGTTAAAAGTTAAAAGAATTATAGTTTTGGTGATAAGTATAGTTATATGGTTTTTCCCTATTTGGTTAATCGTACAAGAAAAACAATTTGTTTGGCAAAGTATAGTGGTTTCCACTGTGCTGTCATTTATTCTTAATTTGGATAAATTTCAAATTATAGGTTATGGAGATATGCATGCAGTTTTAAAAGATGCTGATGAAAAAATACGAACAATGGAAGAGTTAAGTGAGGGAATATTAGGCGAAAGAATTTTTACCTTATTTGCAAATGAAATTACTTATAGAGATACTTCATTAAAAAAATATGAAACTCCAATATCAGTTACTAAATATCTAGAAGTATGTAAGCTAAAAAAAGATTTACACTTGAAAAATATCAAAAATGATTATCTTCAAAAATTATTGGAGTATAAATCGAAAACATTAGACGATATTCAATACGCCCTTATTTTAGCTATTGAAAATAGTTATAGTACTGAGGGAGGTATGATAAAAGATTTTAAAGAAAATAAGAAGCGAATTGAAAAGATATTTGATAATGTTCAAGAAAATGATTATTTGGATTTAGAATACAGTACCTTGATAAGAGATCAAATAATTAAAGAGAAAAGTGCATCAAAAGAGCTAATATTGGAATGGAATTGTGCCATGGAAGATATTAAAAAAGTCATAGAATGTTCAGAAAAATAAGTGTAAAGCGTACTCAATCGAGTACGCTTTTTTTAATACAAGAAAAGTTGGTGAATTATGAGTATAGATGCGGTCATTTCAATTTTTAGTTTAGCTGGTTCATTGGTGGGAACTTTTTCAGGAATTGTTATCTCTAATAAATTGACAATTTATCGAATTGATCAGCTAGAGAAAAAAGTTGAAAAACATAATAATTTGGTAGAAAGAACCTATCAATTGGAAGGGCGAATGAATGTAGTTGAACATGATATTCAAGACGTGAGAGGGGGTGAGTGAATGATTTTGCCGAATAAATATTATCAAATAGTTAAATGGACCGTGCTTACAGTACTTCCTGCATCATCGGTTTTAGTGGCAACATTAGGCAAAGCATATGGATGGGGCGGAACAGATATGACAGTTCTCACTATCAATGCAATAGCAACGTTCTTAGGTGTAATAACTGGCGTTTCAGCGTATAACTTAAAAAAATAGGAGGAACCAAATGAAAAAGAAAATCTTTATAGGGGCTCTCGTAGCTCTTTTTTTGTTGCCGGTAAAAGCATTTGCCTATACGATCAACAATGAATTTAATTTGGGCCCAAACGAAGGTAGCTCACAAGTAGCAAATAATCAGTACATTTTACTGCATGAAACGGCTAATGAAACAGCAACAGGACGCAATGAAGCGCAGTATATGCAACGTTCATGGACTAGTGCTTACACTGCTTACATTGTGGGAGACGGCGGAATTGTTTATCAAGTCGGTCAACCTGGTTATGTACAGTACGGTGCTGGTTCGTATGCTAATGCTAACAGTCCTGTGCAGATTGAGTTACAACACACACATGATAAAACAACGTTTGAGAAAAACTACAAGGCATACGTTGAATTGGCTAGAGATTCAGCAATAAAATATGGTATTCCATTAACATTGGACACTCCTTATAACCAACCAGGAATCAAATCGCATTTATGGGTAACACAAAATATTTGGGGCGATCATACAGATCCTTACGGTTATCTTTCTGAAATGGGTGTAAGTAAAGAAAAACTAGCCTATGATTTGGCTCATGGTTTTACGGATGATAATCCAACTACTTCGGAGGATAAACCAGTAATTGATCCAACTCGAGCAGGTGCTGCAAATCCTACACTTACAGATGGAACAAATTACGCCCACATTGATCAGTTCGGAGAAATCGAAAACGCAAACTTGCATGTAGCTGGATGGCACATTGCTAACTATAAATACGAGTATATTTTCATTATGGATTACAATACTGGGAGAGAACTAGCTAGAGTAAAAGCTGATGGAATTTATAGACCAGATGTAAATCAAGCTTATAATACTTCTGGAAACGTTGGCTATCATGTATCTTTCAATATGCGTAATTTTCCTAATAAGAAAGTCTATGTAATGATGCGTGCAACGAATGATCCAGAAGGGAACACTAAAGGCGGAGCACAAGATTTTCATGATAAGCGCTGGTATTTAAATATTCCGCAACGATAAAAATAGCCCCTCATTGAGGGGCAGTACATAGTCATTAACGCACAAGTAAAGTTATCAATTTTTGAATTCTTGTAATCGACTAATAGATTCCATCTTTATATCGCATCTATCTAGTAGTTTTGACATAATTTCATTATTGTTATTATCGAATTGTTGAAAAGATGAAACAATTTCATCGATAAAATTATTTTTTACAGTATCTCGGTTAGAAAATACACAAATTAATGAAAAAACTATACTTAAAATACCGTCTTGTCCTATACAATTATTTCTCATAGATATTGAATATTTTTGTAGATAGTTTTTTAATAAACCTGGGCTTAGCTCATGTTTACATTTATGATGAAATATTCTTCCTCCGTGAGAAACTATATTTCTAAATTCATTAATATTATATAAGCAAAGAAAGAGCAAAGAATTAAAATCAGTTTTAGAATTATTTTTGTTAAAGCAATGATTTACTATTTCTGTTTTTATATTAAGATTACTCAATTTTAACCAATTGACTAATTCCCCAAACGTACAATCATTAACTAAAATCCAAGGAGGAACATTATGATATTCGTTTTTATAGTGAATTATACTTTGATTATAGGAAGAACTAATTCTTTCATTTAATTTTGCTAACAGTTTATCTCTATCTGTATATGAATTTCCTTTATCATCATATTTTAATCTTCCTTTATCATACACGTCTGGATCTAAATACTCTGATTGTAAAAATCCATATTCTTTAGATATAGAGTGCGGAATTAGAGATTTAAGCGTTTCCTCAAAAACCGAAATATATTTATATAAGATTGAACTTAAAAGGCGTTCAAAATCATATACGATTCTAATTTCGGCGAAGGAAGTATTTTCATAGTCATCTATGTATTCGTCTTCATTTTCATCGTAAATAGCAAAGGTCTGTTTGTGATTATTTATTAAATTATAGTAAGGGATATTTTTTAAAGTATATATAGCATTGTCTCTATCTTCAATAATTATTTTTCGTTCTTCCATTAAATCAACAAGTTTTTCAAATGAATAAAACGATTTATCATCGGGTTTTTTCATAACTATCCTCCATATACAAAAAAGCGTGACATTGTATATTACAAATCACGCTTTTATATGTTTGGGGTATCCTCCCCAGATTCATTGACTTAAGTTTAATTTAATTTCGAATAAATGTCAACTATTTATTTTTTATACTATTATATTATGAAATATGCTAAAAAATATTGGACAGATTAATATTTGACTAATTAATAGTTTATGAATATTTGTTATTAAACTATTGTGTATGGGGTGTCTTAAGTTTAATCGAAGTTTTTCTCTATCTTCAATTAGCTTCTTTAATTCTTCCAAATCCTCAAGAGTAGCCTTGTTTCTAATAAAACCACGAGCAGTGCTGCGATGAGCTAAATAGGTTCGCTTTATATATTGACAACTTTTTTTGTTCTGCTATTAACTCTTTTAAATGTTAACCCTACTTCTTTGTATTAAACCGCATATTGAATATTTATCCTTGTGTTAGCATTACATCCATGTTATAGTAAATAAGTAATCTAATTTGAAACGTAATCTGAGCGATATATTCACACTATAAAAACTCCTTTTACAAAGTAATATTAATTGCAACAAAACACGTATTATATACGTATTAGGAGGAATATATATGAATAACGGTACAGTAAAATGGTTTAACTCAGACAAAGGTTTTGGATTTATCACTGGAGAAGATGGAAATGACGTATTTGCACATTTCTCAGCGATCCAGGGAGAAGGCTTCAAGTCTTTAGATGAAGGCCAAGCAGTTACTTATGATATTGAAGAAGGTCAACGTGGCCCTCAAGCAGTAAATATTGTAAAATAATGTTGAACTTTAAACACCTCATTTGAGGTGTTTTTTTATTTTAAGCTAGATACCGTAATTATTGCTAGCAATTTAGAGTAGTTCGTTACTAATTAAGGAGCAAATAAAATTATTATAATATAAAAAATTAAGCAAATAATAGACTAAAAAATAACTATGTGAGATAATAAACATAGAAAAAAGCTTCAGATACTCCCTCACCCTAGAGTCTTTCCCCAAAAAGATAAGTATCTGAAGCTTTTTTCTTTTTATGACTTGGAAATAATAGCATAAAATAATATATTTTACAAAGAATAAGTACAATCTAGTTTTTTGCTATTAAATGTGTAATAATTAATGTGCCATCACAACAAAGAATGAAACTCATTATTATCTAGTCTATGTCCATTCTTTTTGTTTGCAGTAGTTGTGATGGCTTTCCGTACCTTTAGCTCAGTTGGTTAGAGCAGACGGCTCATAACCGTCCGGTCGTAGGTTCGAGTCCTAAAGGGTACATTAATGTAGCCATTTGAATCGTTCTGTGTTAGAATTTTTTGAAGAGTATTATACAAGCTAAAGCTTTTCTTCATTGCCACTCAAATGAGTGGCTTTTTTATGTATCCTTTTAATTAATGAAAGGATGTTTCACATAGTTATACTTCTGTATATTTGAAAAGTTTTACTTTGATTTTTAAATAGAAAGACATTTGGGTTATATTGTGAGATAATAATAAAGAAGAGTTTAAAGCGTTCCCCAAAAACCACTCCCCAATAAGTGTGTTACGCTTTAAACTCTTTTATATTTGAAGCCATTAAAAAGCATACCATATAACTGTAAAAAATAATGGAAAAAAGACTTATAATTGGAGTGATAGTTAATTAGTGACTTATTTTTGATTTTATAGCACTGATACTATAAAATATAGATATCATCATATTACACAATCTTAATACTAACTTAAAAATATCTCCTTTCATAAGTATGGTGATAAAATCCGTTCCGGGCTACCTTTTTAGGTAGCCTATTTTAATCTTTGTATCTTTCTGGATCAACGAAAGTATACTTTATATAGTCATAACGCCGATGATCGCTTCGAGCGTCCGGCACGTCAGTCATGATATCAAACAAAAAGTATACGTCTTTCTTCATTCTAGTTTTCGCAGCAGGAATTTTAAAGTAGTTCTTATTAGAATAGTAGAGATTGATTAATAAACTGTCTTCGATTGCTAAAAAGAAAACTTCTGAATCCCATACTTTATAAAAATCTTTGATAAATCTATTCAAAGGATCAAATTTAAACCATAATTGTGTTTTTCCTTCCATCAGCATAAAAGTTCACCTCAAAAAGAGTATACGAACAAATGTTTGTATTGTAAATAGAAAAAGATGAGCTAAATTAAATGCCCATCTTCTTTGATAGATATTATAAATCTAATAATTCTTGTTTCTTTTTATTAAATTCTTCTTCTGTAATGATTCCATCATCCAATAGTTCTTTATATTTTCTTATTTCTGAAGCTGAGGAAATTGTTGATGTATTGGAATTTGTAGCAGAAATATTTCTTCTTTTTAAATTATAAATAATTTCGTTTAAAGAATCACTTATCCTATCAACTCAACAGTATCTTTATCAACTGCAACATTCAATACTTTACCAAGAGTATCAATAGTTAATGTACCCAACAGCATTCCTCTTTTTTTACTAATATTATTTAAATTGTCTAATATAATACTTTGTACATTATTGCCTATCATTTTTTGTTGAGCTACAATTAAACGTTTATTAGTTAATGCGTATGCATAATTATTGTCATGCTTAGTTGATGAGATATAATTATGCAATCCTACAAAGCAGAAGATTACGTATTCGTCACTGTTAAGTTGATCTGATATTAAGTTAAAATGATGAGTTGTCCATTTTTTAGTCATTCCTTTACCGTAGCCGTATTTAAGACAAAATTCTACCATCTCTTCAGTGGTTCTCATTCTATCATTACCTATATCATGATTGTTATGTGCAGTATGATCAGATATGTTTAATTTTCTTTTTTCTGATGGATCCTTATCTAAATCTTCTAAATTCAAAGATCTTATTATTTTATAAGGAGTAGTCATACCGTAACCAGCTTTTTTCATACAATTGCCGCAAACAATTTGTTTATCTTTGATTTTATATGAAGTTAAGCCAATTTTACCTCCGCACTTTGCACATTGTTTACTCAC